GCCATTTTTACCGCGCTGACGAACTACTGGTTTAAGCGCAAGACGTACCTCTATCTGACATCGCTCGGACTCGATAAAGGGGCTATTCGTGAAATCAATCGTTAAAAAATGCAGTGTGGCCGCAGTGCTGGCGCTGGCAGCGCTGATGCCTGACTTTCGTCTGCTTAACACCTCGCCCGGGGGGCTGGCGCTGATTGCCGACCTCGAAGGTTGTCGCCTGACGCCTTACCAGTGCAGCGCGGGAGTGTGGACGTCGGGCATCGGCCACACTGCAGGCGTAGTGCCTAAAGGGGAAATCACCGAACGTCAGGCGGCGGCGAACCTCATCGCGGATGTGCTGAACGTCGAGAAACGTCTGGCCGTGTGCGCGCCGGTAAAAATGCCGCAGCACGTTTACGACGCGCTGGTCAGTTTCTCATTCAATGTGGGAACCGGCGCGGCCTGCCGGTCGACGCTGGTCTCGTTTATCAAACGCCAGCAGTGGCCGCAGGCGTGCGACCAGCTTACCCGCTGGGTTTACGTGAACGGCGAAATTAACAAAGGGCTGGAAAACCGCCGCGCGCGCGAGCGTGCTTACTGCCTCAGGGGGACTGAATGAAACTGATGTTGTTTTTACTGGCCGCGCTGATTGCGGTAGTGCTCTGGCAGCGTCATGAAAACGGCAACCTGACGCGCTCGTTTGAACGGGCGAACAGGGTCGCCACGGAACAAAAAACCGCGATCGGAATGCTGAAAAATCAGCTTTCCGTTTCGCAGGGAATTGCCAGGCGAAATGAAACCGCGCAGGTCAGTTTACGCGGCGAACTGCTGGCCGCCGGTGCGATGGCCGTGCGGCGTGAAGAAACCATTACGAGGCTGATTAATGAGAATGAAACCTTACGCCGCTGGTATAGCGCTGAGCTGCCTGATGTTGTGCGCAGGCTGCACACCCGCGCCGGTTGCGCCTCCGCCGGTCATTGTTTACAGCGCCTGCCCGAAGGTGAGCTATTGCCCGATGCCGGGAAGCGACCCGGCCACTAACGGCGACCTGAGCGCCGATATACGCAGGCTTGAGCACGCGCTCGCCGCCTGCGCGCTGCAGGTTGAAACCGTCAAAGACTGTCAGGACAAACTCGATGAAGAAAGCACGCAGCCTGCGCGAAGCGCTGATTAAAGCCGTTCCGCAGCTTGAAACAAACCCCGAAATGATGCGCATCTTTGTCGATGAGGGGAATATCGATGCGCGTCTCGCGGCCTCGCTGTCGCATGAGAAAATTTACACCCTGAATGTGATCGTGTGTGACTTTGTGGGCGACCCTGACCTGATTTTCGTGCCGGTCGCCGCATGGCTCAGGGAAAACCAGCCGGATATCTGCACGCTCGATGACGGCCGCAAAAAGGGCTACCGTTTCCAGATGGATTTGAACGACGGGGACAGCGTCGATATCAGCATCAGCCTGCAGCTCACCGAGCGCACTATCATCAAAGAGGAAAACGGCGCGCTGCACGTGAGCTATGCCCCTGAGCCGCCGCTGCCGGAGCCCGTAACCCCACCAAAAGAGCTCTATCTTGACGGAGAGCGTGCGAGTAAATGGGATGAGTGAATTTAAGCCCTTTGACGACAGGCTCAACGGTCTGATTGCTGCTCTGTCACCGGCATCGCGGCGGAAGCTGGCCGGGGAGATAGCAAAGGAGCTGCGCAAGTCGCAACAGCAATGTATCAAGCTGCAGAAAGCCCCGGACGGCTCACCGTATCAGGCGCGAAAGCGCCAGCCTCTCAGGGCTAAGACCGGGCGGATTAAACGGGCGATGTTCCAGAAGCTCAGGACAAACCGGTACATGAAAGCCACTGGCCGTGAAAACAGCGCGGTGGTGGAATTCACCGGCAAAGTGCAGCGTATCGCTCAAGTCCATCAGTACGGGCTAAATGACCGCCCTAACCCGCACACCCGTGACGTGCAGTACGCGGCGCGCCAGCTACTCGGATTCAGCTGGGAAGATAAACAGCTCGTCGAGACGCTGATAATTAAACACCTCTCTCTCTGAGCGTTGTCACAACAACCACAAAACACCGTTACATTGCCGCTGGCCTCGCCCGGCGGCATCCTTTCCCCATGAATAATCTAGATGTTTAACGCAGGTAGTACATTGTTTCCACTGGATGATTTGGGGTAAAGCGAAGCCTGCTTTCAAAGTCCGATTTGGCAAAAAATTCACACTGATAAATTGTTATGATTCTGATAAATGATGCTATGCTTAAAGTGCTTCATCAGAAGTAAATGATTGGTAAGCAACCTAATTTTTTAGCCTATCACAACGTGTTGATAGGCTTTTTTTTGTGAATTAAAAGTTCCTGATAAGTTTTTCGAATATCTTCTTTGTTTTGATGGCGCTCGTTAAATAATTTGGATTATTGTTTGTTTATGGTTGATGAATCATAAAGCATATTAATATGCTCATTTCCCCTCTTTCTTGACTGGTGCAATGTTCTTTTATATCTTATTGTTGTGGTGAATCCCCCTAAGCGGAGGGGCGATCCAGTCATACAAACTTGCAGTATGCTCGCAGTTCTTTGGGCTGGCAAAGAATTACCGGGAGGCACCCGGCACCACAATTTATCACTTGTAATTATTAACCGTACTGGCTTGGTAATTTCTTAACTCTTGTCTTTGAAAGGTTTGAGGTTTTTGTTTTAAGGTTGTAATGCGATTTATTAAATAGGGTGCGGTTTAAATATACTCTCTCGCCACCCCGGTTATTTCTTTGAAAGAAAATTAATTTATTTAAGCTTGTCTTTTGGCATCTAAAGGGTTTTGGGTTTTATGGCATTTTTGGCATAACTAAAGTTTATGCGTGTGAGTTAGCTTTGATTAATGCTAAATTTTTTAAAAGTTAATTTTATTTAATAATTTAAGGTCGTTCACATGTTAAGAAGAATAAAATACAAACCCATTGGTCTAATATATTTTTTGTTGTTGACATGTGGTTTGATGTTAACGCTGTTTAAAGTTTCAGGGTTATATGTTAATAATGTTAATGGGGGTACTCCGGTTCTTTTTTATGGTGCTTTAATAATATTGATTATTTTTAATTGTTTAATTGCAATCACATTGGTTTTGAAGTTTATCTGTGACAGGAGAGGTGTATTTCTTATCCCTTGCAGTCTCGCTTTTATAGGTGGTAGTGTTTTAATTAAAGCATCTTTGGGGACATATTCAGAAGCGTTGTTATTTCCTGCTACTGAAAGTGTTCAGTATAATGATTTTCTTATCTATCATTTTTTCAGGCATATTTTACTAATGCTTATGTTTGCAATCACCCTTATTGTATATAAGCTCACCAGAACGCATGTTTGCAATAGGGTTTGGATAAGAATAATTGTTTCTGTGGCTATTCTACTTACTATGATAGTAATCTGCCTCGCATGGCTTTATTCAAGTAATTTCCATCAATTGAGCTTACATTTTTTGAACACTGAAACCTATGAGTTATTACCCACCTGGCAAACGTGGGTTAATAGCATTATGATTGCCTGTTGGATATTGTTACTTTATGCTTTAATTATGATTACCAGGTTATCTAACTTTTTATGGGTAATGCTGAGTTTTTACAGTTCATGCTCAATTTTTAGTGTGCTAACTTTAACCTCAGTAAATGACATGGGAAATTCGGTCTGGTATCAAATATATCTGGTGGAGGTTTTGAGTTGTGTTGTTTGTTTGGTTTTTATTTTTTTAAATGCAAGCAGTGTTTATATGGTGTCGCATTCTAATTATATCGAGGCTTATCAAAATTCCGTAAAGGATTATCTTACACAGGTCTATAATAGGCGTTATTTTTTTCAGGAGTTATCCGTGTTACTTCCAAAGGTTTCTCGTGAAAACCCGTTAACATTAATAGTTTGTGATATTGATTTTTTTAAAAGCATCAATGATAGGTACGGGCATCATAAAGGTGATGTTGTTATTCAATATATATCGTGGGTTCTACAAGATACTATACGAAAAGATGATTTGGTTGCACGACTGGGAGGGGAGGAATTTGCCATATTATTACCCGGCCAATCTCAGCAAAATGCCCTGACCATTGCTAATCGCATTAAACACAGAATTGACTATGATTTGCGAGTTAAGAAAAAAGGTGGTGTTAATGAACCTGTTACTGTGAGTATGGGTATCTACTCATTAACAGAAGAAAAGTTAAATGAGGTTGATTTTGTAGGGCGAGCAGATCAAGCCTTGTATCAAGCAAAAAATGACGGGCGAAATTGTATTAGGGTCTGGTCTAAAAGCTAGGCATTTTATTTTGAATGTTATTGTCTTTTGTTACTGCTTTGAGCTGTAAGAGAGGTGTGGTTGTAGGTTAATTAAAGATTTATTAGTGATTGTTGAATGGGTGATGCGAGCCTGTAAAATTAAAAAAAGCGGGGGGTGACATCATATTACCCTCCCCGCTAAAAACTTCATGCACATTCTTATTATTACTACATCGGCTATTATCCCTGAGTTTTGCTTTTTTTAAAGTTAAAAGTATGAATGTGTTAAATTTTATAAAGCACACCCCCACACACGGGTTAAGGATGTGAGATATTTGTTATTAAAATGAATGTTTGAAAGAAATTAAAAGTCGTCAATTGTACCATTCATGACAAAACGCTATTTAATTGCCTCTGGCCTTGACCTGCGGCATCCTTTCCCCATGAATAATCTAAATTCTCTGCAGGAAATCGCACGCGCGATCCGCAACCTTATCCGCACCGGCATCGTGACCGACGTCGACCACGACGAGGGGCTTTGTCGTGTCCAGACCGGCGGCATGGAAACCACCTGGCTGAACTGGCTAACCTGCCGCGCCGGTCGCTCGCGCGTATGGTGGGCTCCATCCGTTGGCGAGCAGGTGCTTTTGCTGGCGATCGGCGGCGAGCTCGACACCGCTTTTGTGCTGCCCGGCATTTTCTCTGATGACAATCCCGCGCCGTCTGCCTCCCCTGATGCGCTTCATGTTTCCTTTCCTGACGGGGCGGTTATCGAGTACGAGCCCGAAAACGGGGCGCTCACCGTGTCAGGCATCAAAACCGCCGACGTCACTGCGTCGGACTCCATCACGGCCACCGTACCGGTGGTGCTGGTGAAAGCATCCAGCCGCATCACGCTCGATACGCCGGAGGTGGTGTGCACCAACAAGCTGACGACCGGCACGCTCGAAGTGCAGAAAGGCGGCACCATGCGCGGGAACATCGAGCACACCGGCGGGACGCTGACCTCAAACGGCGTGCAGGTGGATAACCACGACCACGGCGGCGTCGAACGGGGCGGAAGCTGGACGGAGGGCATCAAATGACGGTGCGTTATCTGGGAATGAACAGCCAGACCGGCCTCAGTATCTCTGAGGTTGAGCATATCCGGCAAAGCGTGCGCGACATTCTGGTCACGCCGGTTGGCTCGCGCGTCATGCGCCGTGAATACGGCTCGCTCCTGTCGCAGATGATTGACCAGCCGCAGACACCGGCGCTGCGCCTGCAGATTATGGCCGCGTGCTATTCCGCGATCCAGAAGTGGGAACCACGCGTAGACCTCTCGACCATTACCTTTGAACGGTCGGAAACCGACGGCGGGCTGTATGTCGACATCACCGGCACCCGCTCGACCGGCGGCCAGCCATTTTCCATCACCATTCCACTGAGCTAATCACTATGGCAACCGTTGACCTGAATCAGTTACCCGTTCCCGATGTGGTGGAAGAACTGGACTTTGAAACCATTCTTGCCGAACGCATTGCGACGCTAATTTCACTCTATCCAGAAGACCAGCAGGAGGCCATTGCCCGGACGCTCACACTTGAATCAGAGCCGATTGTTAAGCTGCTGCAGGAAAACGCCTATCGTGAAGTTATCTGGCGTCAGCGTGTGAACGAAGCCGCGCAGGCGGTAACGCTGGCCTATTCAACCGGTCGCGACCTTGACGTTGTGGCCGGGAATAATAATACCGGACGCCTGACCATTACCCCTGCTGATGACACCACCATACCGCCAACGCCTGCCGTTATGGAATCAGATGCTGACCTGCGACTGCGCACACAACAAGCTTTTGAAGGATTGAGCGTGGCGGGTCCGGTCGGTGCCTATGAGTATCACGGTCGAAGCGCTGACGGACGGGTCGCCGACGTGTCGGTCGAAAGCCCGTCGCCCGCCTGCGTGACGATTACCGTTTTATCGCGTGAGGGTGACGGCACCGCGAGTCCTGAGTTACTGGCAATCGTTGAAAAAGCACTGAACGCCGAAGATGTGCGCCCGGTGGCAGACCGGGTGACCGTCCAGTCAGCAGAGATTGTGCCGTACCAGATTGACGCGACGCTCTACGTTTACCCCGGTCCCGAATCTGAACCCATCAGGCAGGCATCAGAGCAGAAGCTGCAGAGCTACATCAGCGCGCAGCACCGCCTCAGGCGTGATATCCGGATGTCAGCCATTTATGCGGCGCTGCATGTTGAGGGGGTGCAGCGTGTCGAGCTGGCATCACCGCAGGCCGACATTGTGCTGAGTAAGTCGCAGGCGTCGAATTGTACCGAGTACCAGATAACTGTCGGGGGCTCGGATGAGTGACCGGCTGTTACCCGTTGGCTCGTCGCCGCTGGAGGTCGCCGCCGCTGCCGCGCTCGCTGACATTCAGCGCGTGCCGGTACCGCTGCGCACTCTGTGGAACTGGCGCACCTGCCCGGTAAACCTGCTGCCGTATCTGGCGTGGGCGCTGTCGGTCGACCGGTGGGATGAGAAGTGGCCGGAGGCGACAAAGCGCAGCGTCTGCGCGTCGTCGTTTTTCGTCCATCAGCACAAAGGCACCATCAGCGCATTGCGTCGGGTGGTTGAGCCGCTCGGCTTTCTGATTGAGGTGCGCGAGTGGTGGCAGCTCAACGAGGCGCCAGGCACTTTTCGCCTCGTTGTCGGCGTGCTCGACAGCGGCATCACTGATGAAATGTATCAGGAGCTCGAGCGCCTGATTGAAGACGCCAAACCGGCAAGCCGCCACCTGACGGGGCTTGCTATCAGCCTGAGTGCGACCGGTGAGCTGTACGTCGGCGCGGGATGCTACGACGGCGACGCGCTCACCGTTTACCCATACACCCCCGAGGAAATTGTCGTCGGCGGTGAATATTACCCGGCCTCGGCCATCCATTTGATTGATAACCTGAGAGTGAACGCATGACCGCAAAATATCTTGCCATTCTGACCAATCAGGGCGCGGCGCGGCTGGCGAACGCGGCGGCACTCGGTACCAGACTCAACCTGACGCAGATGGCCGTCGGTGATGCGAATGGTACGCTGCCGACCCCTGACCCGGCGCAAACGAAGCTCATTAACCAGAAGCGCATCGCGCCGCTGAACCAGCTGAACGTTGACCCGGCCAATACCAGCCAGATTATCGCGGAACAGATTATTCCCGAGAATGAGGGCGGTTTCTGGATCCGCGAGATTGGCCTCTATGATGATGAGGGGATTCTGATTGCGGTAGCAAACTGCCCGGAGACCTACAAGCCGCAGCTGCAGGAGGGAAGCGGCCGCACGCAGACCATTCGCATGATTCTGATTGTGTCGAGCACGTCGGCCATCACCCTGAAAATCGACCCGTCGGTGGTGCTGGCAACGCGCCAGTATGTCGACGATAAGGCTATCGAGGTGAAAGCCTATGCCGATAATCTGCTGGCCGCACACCTCGCCGCCGCTGACCCGCACCCGCAATACCTCAAAACGGCGGATATAGATAAATATATTCCGGTCGGTTTTCCGCTGCCGTGGCCGCAGGCAACACCGCCGGAGGGCTGGCTTAAATGCAACGGAGCGGCTTTTGACAAAGCGAAATATCCAAAGCTGGCTGTCGCTTATCCATCCGGTAAATTGCCTGACTTGCGCAGTGAGTTTTTGCGAGGGTGGGATGACGGGCGCGGGATAGATAATGGACGAGCGCTATTATCCGCTCAGGTCGGCTCTGGAGTTGGGATGTTCCTCGGGGGGCATTCAGATGGGACCGCATATATCCCATTGAGTGATTTCGACAGCGTTGTCGACAACAGTCCGTCATGGTCACACATAAATACCGCAGGGCTGATTTCTTCAATTGGTGGTCAACGGTCATCATTCGGCGCTCGCCCACGCAACATTGCATTTAACTACATTGTGAGGGCGGCATAATGGCAAAAGCGACACTTAACAAACAGGGCATTACCACAAAAGCTGGTGATATGACGGTTTATAACTATGACGGTGAAACCCGCGAATATCTGACGTCCTCTGTCGAGTTTCTGGCGCTGGGCGTGGGGATTCCTGCTAATTCCTGCACCGATGCACCGGTCGAAAAAAAGGAGGGTTTCGCGGTGTGCCGCGCGGCCAGTCTTGACGGGTGGGAGTATGTCGCAGACCATCGCGGTGAGACGGTTTATGACACGGAAACCGGTCATCCGGTCAACATTACCGCGCCCGGTGACTATGCCGTCGGCGTAACTGCGATTGCACCGTCGACCCCCTATGACCGCTGGAACGGTAGCGAATGGGTCACGGATAAGGACGCGCAGAAAAACGGTCAGGTTAAGGAGGCAGAACAGAGGAAATCCGCGCGGCTGTCAGAGGCGCAAAGCGCTATCAGCCTGTGGCAAACCGAGCTGCAGCTCGGCATTATCAGCGATGACGACAAAGCCAGCCTGATTATATGGATGAAATACATTCAGGCGCTGAACGCGATCGACACCTCTGCGGCGCCGGATATTGAGTGGCCGGAAAGACCAGAATAAACGACGCCCTCCATCCGGAGGGCTTTTTTGTCTGTTGTGTTATCCCTCCACCAACGGCATTGCATCGCGCCTGCGCGACACACAACAGAAAATAGTCGCACCCCTTAACCACGGAGTTAAACAGATGGGCGACTATCATCACGGCGTCGAGGTCATCGAGATTAATGATGGCACGCGCACCATTTCCACCGTCTCGACGGCCATCATCGGCATGGTCTGCACGGCCAGCGATGCTGACGCAAAGACATTCCCCTTAAACGAGCCGGTACTGATTACCAGCGTGCAAACGGCTATCGGTAAAGCCGGGAAAAAAGGCACGCTGTCAAAATCCCTGCAGGCCATCGCCGACCAGTGCAAGCCGGTCATTGTGGTGGTGCGCGTTCCCGAAGGTACCGAAGACCCGGACGACACGGAAGCGGCGCAGAAAGAGACCATTTCCAACATCATCGGCACGACCGACGAAAACGGCAAATACACCGGGCTGAAAGCGCTGTTAACGGCGAAAACCGTCACCGGCGTTAAGCCGCGCATTCTCGGCGTGCCGGGTCTGGACACGCAGGAAGTGGCGACCGCGCTTGCGTCAACCTGCCAGAGCCTGCGCGCGTTCGGGTATGTGAGCGCGTGGGGCTGCAAGACCATTTCCGACGCCATCAAATACCGCGAGAACTTCAGCCAGCGTGAGCTCATGGTGATTCACCCGGACTTTCTTGCGTGGGACACCACGGCGAACGAAACCGATATTGCCTGGGCGACCGCCCGCGCGCTCGGCCTGCGCGCCAGAATCGACCAGGAGACCGGCTGGCACAAAACGCTGTCCAACGTCGGCGTGAATGGCGTCACCGGCGTCAGTGCCTCGGTCTCATGGGATTTGCAGGAACAGGCCACCGATGCCAACCTGCTGAATCAGGCCGGGGTGACAACGCTCATCCGCAACGACGGCTTTAAATTCTGGGGTAACCGCACCTGCTCGGACGATCCGTTATTCGTGTTTGAAAACTACACCCGCACGGCGCAGGTGCTGGCCGACACGATGGCAGAGGCGCACGCGTGGGCGATGGATAAGCCCGTTTCC